TCGTCCTTGGCACCGCGGAAGTCCGCAACGCCCATCCGAGTGACGAGCCGCGGGAGGATGAGCTCCCGACGGAGCCGCTCGAGGCCTACGGCCGCGATGACCTCCGGACTGAGAAATGCATTAGGCACCTATGGTGCTCCTTTTCTATTTTGTGACCGCGTCCCGTTGCGGGATGACACCATGATGCCGTTCAGCATCGCTACGTGCGAGCCATCACCTCGTCCACGACTTTCTTCGGATCGATCTTCGGCTCGCGCTCAGTGTTCCGTGCACCCGGCTTCAGCTTCTCTTTCGGAAGCCGAGTGATCGTCGTTCGATCTTCCGTTGACCCGCCGAAGGACTCCAGCAGCTCGTCTGCGTCGGCCTCCAGCTCCTCTTCGGTTGTCCCGACGAGTCGCTTGGTCTGCGCTTCGGTCAGGCCCTTCCGCATTGCGACGCGGAGCTTGAGCAGCTCGCTCGTCGCCTTCGCAGTCTCACCTTCGGCTGCCTTGCGGGCCTCTTCAGCCTTCTGGCCATCCGTCTTTGCCTGGTCCTCGATCTCCTTCAGCTTCTTCGCTTGAGGTTCGAGTTCCTTGACCCGAGTACGAAGCGTGAGCACGGTCCGCCAGTTCTCCCGGGATTTCTTCTCCCAGTCGCGGCTCCGCTTCTTCCAATACTCGGCACGTTCAGCCGGCTTGGAGGGCTCGTCGTTCTCGTCATCGCCTTCGGCCCCTTCGGCCTCTGCAGCTTCTCGGGCGGCGATCTCCTCGGGGGTCTCATCTCGCTCCTCGCCCGTCTTGGGATCCTTGATCTTCGCCAACTGACTCTCCTCTGCCCGTTCGGGCAAATTTTTAGCTCCCCGCCGATGATCCTGAGTCGGTCATTTCCCCCTTCCACCGTTCGATGTCCTGCTGCGTGACGCCCGGGATTCGCTCCCAGAGCTCTTGGACTGGAATGTCAAGCTGAGACGCCATCTTGCCGAGCGCATCGACCGTCGCTGCGAGCGCACGACTCTCGGTATCGCGCCAGCGGACCTGCGATGCAGGGTCGGCAGTCGTCTGATCGATCTGCGCGACGAGCTCGAACACCATTTCCCACGACTCACCGAACGATGTCTGCCGCTCGTTCACCTTGCGCTGCTGACCCTTCTCAGCAGCGACCAGCGCCTCTGCGGAGAGGTTCACGAGTGATCCAATGAGCTCATGGACTGGTGTCTGCGAAAGCGATGCAGCTTGCTTCAAGGTCTCCTCGCGCGAGTCGAGGTAGCCCTGCAGCTGTGTCTGTTCGAACTCCCCGACCTTGACCTGATCAGGGTCGTCGTCGAACGTGAGGATCCGAGCGGCACCTGCCTTGAGCAGTGCCTTCTCCGACTCCGCCGTCCAACCGATGATGTAGCGCTGCCGGAATGCAGCGTAGTGCTGCGCGACGAGGAGGCTGAACGTCGTGAGGTCGATCTGGTCTTGCAGATCCATCAACGGCTCGATCTCACCATCATGATCCTCGTCCAGGTCCTCTTCGTTGAGGAACCGGATGACCGGAGTCACGCCGAGCCCGTGTTCTCTCGTCTCGACAAATGTGAACTTGTCCTTCTCGTCGACCGCTTCCGAGTTGCCCTCGACGAAGTAGATGGCCTGTTCGTCGTACAGTCGATAGAGCCAGTGGTCGCCCGACGGTTGTGCCTGCAGTGCCCACATCGGCCAGTCGTCGCTCTCGCCGTACACCGTTGTCATGTCGCGCGGCGAATAGCCCTTGATCACAGCATCCGGCTCACCTGGCAGCACCGTAGCATACGACACGCCGTAGGCAAGCGCGGAACGATGAATGCCGGACTGTCGCTTGTCCATCTTGTTCGCTTGCCATGCCTTCCACATCGGCGCATCCGTCGACTGAAGCCGCTGACGGAACCCGTCAACGAAGAGGCACTGCGCGACACTCGTGACGACTATCTTCATCATGTTCACGCGAGACATCCGAGCGAGGCGATTCACCTCGTCGTTCGATCCCTTCGGAACAGCCGGGTTCGGCTGCTGACCGTGCAGATACGCGTGGATCTTCTTGAGCCGCTCGCGATCAGCGTTCCGGAACTCCAGCATCATCTTCACGGTATCGATAGCAGCAGCGCCACTCAGTGTCATACGAACATCGCCTTCCCTGACCTCTTTCGTCGTTGCCTATTCGGTGGAAGGAGCAAATAGTTCTGCCGAGCCAATCGTGCCAAGACCGCCGCGATCGCCCAGTCGATCTTGCGCGGCGACATACGGTGCTCTTTGCCGATCGTCACTCCATACTGATTCGGTCGACGCTTCGCGTTGTACACGTATTGGCTGATCCGCTTGTTGCCCTCGTGCGTGATCACTCGCTCGATCACAGCATCGTGGAATGCTTCCACTGCCTGCGTGATCTCTTTCGTCCGTCCACGCATATCGAACCCGATTACGTGACGTCCACCGGATTCGACGTAGAGCTTCTTGCTGTACTCTCGTTCCCATTTGTCGACGTACGACTCCCACGGTGAGACGTCCGAGTAGAATCCATCGACGAGATACGTCGCGAAGGCACGTTCGACGGCTTGGTCGACCTGCTCCGTCGGGATCTCATGATCCTCGTAGTCCTCTGGGTCCCATACCGCGAGCGTGAACAGGTGCGAGTCCGACACTCGACAGCCGACCAGTGCGCTGTGGTCCATCGTTTTCGAGCCATCGAACGCGAGCGTGATCTCATCGCCCGGCAGCACGACGATGTCCGGTCGTGCACACAGATCCCACTCTTGCGGAGTCATCCATGCATCCTCAGCAGCATGGATCTGATTGAGGTAGTAGCGCCGTGACGTTGCTGGGTCCGACCGAGGATCCCAGATTTCCTCGATCAGTCGGTCCACGTCCAACCACACCGCATCGCCTCGAGCTGCAAGGATCCCGGCCTTCAGCGAATCGTAGTCCTTCAGGTCGGTACCCGGCGGCGCCTCGATGGAGTCGTACAGGAACCCGGTCGCCTTCGAGCGCTTCTCCATGATCTCGATGTACGCTTCGTAGTCGCGCTGTCCGACAGAGTCCTCTGCAGGGTTGTGCGCGTTCGTGAACGACAGCACTCTCGCAGCACCGCCCCGCGACTTGGCAACGTTCCGTTCGATCACCGCGGCCATCGCGTGACCTTCGTTGTTCGCCATCCACAAGTGAGTCTCGTCGCGCATGATTGCCGTGGCGCGACCGCCTTCGAGAGCACTCGGCGATGACGTCACAGCCTCGAGTCGATTCGTGCCGCCCTTCGCATAGATGAGCTCTCGCCCGATGTCGAGTGAGTACTCATCCTTCGTTCGTTCCGAGAACAAGGACGGGAACAGCGTCATCGTGTTGCGCGTCTGATCCTTCGCGACTGCGGCATTCTGGACCCACGACGAGTTCTGCGCGATCACGATCGGCTTCGATCCCTCGAACCCGCCGAAGCGGCAAGGCCCGATGAACTCGACCGCGTCGAGCACTGCTGCGAGCGGGTTCTTTCCAGCTCCCTTCATTCGACGGAACACGCCCGTGCGATATGCGAAGCGTCCCTTCGCTGTGATCTCGTACCAGTTGAGGATGAACCGGATCTGCTCAGCTGTGAATCGCCACGGTGACCCGGCATCGGGACCGTCAGGCTGAAGAAGCTTCGACTCAGCCCATCGAATGACTGCATTGCCGAGCGTTCGCTCAGGCGGTGGCGCTGAGGTCGGTCCGATCCGCACCACTTTCGGTTGTGAGGCGACTGCGATAGTCATCGATCTCCTTCGGCTTTTCAGCACCTTCGTGAGGATCAGGTCGTTCGACCTCGATACGAACGCGACGACGTGCGCCCTCTGTCACAAGGAGTCGATCACACGCGTCGAGGATCGACTTGAACGCCGACGCCGTGGGGAACTTCATGCACAAGCTCATCTGATGAGCGGTAAACACGGCGAGAGCCCAGTCCGAGTCCTCGTAGAATAGGTGTTGACCGGATGTCTTCAGCGACTCGTACCACTTCACAGCCACCGGGTGGATTCCTTCGGGGCACGGAGGCGGCACGACGGCGACCGGCATCCCGACGAAAGCGCGGTTCGCAAGGTCTGCCTTCGTTCGATGACCCATGATCTCGCTGCTTCGCTTCGGGATTCGACCACCACCGCGCATGAAACGCTCCTTTCTACCGTATCCTAGGTGTTTACGACTGGTCTGGCGCCTC